ACTTATACCAACTAATGGACCTACATCAACACAATATACAAATGTTTTTGATATATCAGGAGGAGCAAGTGATAACGTAAATGTCTGAGATACACCACAAGCTAAACACTGAGGATTTACAGGCAATAATCTATCGTTTGATGATAAAACATACTCATTCATATAAGGGTCAAAACCTCCTAACTTCTGAGTATTAAAAGAAGCATTGAACGTATCTCTAAACCACGTTCTCATATTGGCTTCAGATACCACAACTAATTGCTCGTTTTGAGAATCTCCTCCTTTTAATTGAATAACAGCTCCACGTTTTGCATCTGTAAAATACCTATCGTATCCCCATTGTATATAACTCTCAGGATTAAAGCTAATACCATACTTTTCAGTACGTGCTATTTGTGTTCCTAAGACCTCAGTAGTGGCAGTAATTATACCTCCGGCACTTGCATCCGACAATAAGTTTTTTTCTGCTAAAACGTAAGATATTTTATCCTCTTGTAAAGTAAGGACATCTGTGTTTCTTCCATCTAATAAAGATATCTCTCCAAACGATGCTTCACAATGTTTGAAGTTAGATAGTCCTGCATTAAACTCATTTAGTTTGTTTATATTACTTTCTCCATTATAAATACCACTATAAGTAATATCAGAGAATCTATCAGCAGCTTTATAATCTTGAGCAGCAACCGTAGTTACTCTTTCTCCAAAATTAAAAGGTTTACCAATAATAGAGTCTCTAATTTTATAACTCTCAACTCCATTACCAAATGCAAAGCAGTTAAAGAACTGAGTGTCTATAATAGCAGGAATACCACTAGCAATATCTTGGTCTTGAATGTTACCCATGTGGTTTCCATTAGAGTCTATTTCAAATGACAATTCATTTTCAAAGAAAACATCAGGCAAAGCATCAGAAGGTTCTGTTTCAAAAATTAAAACATTTTCAGCTCTAAATACTTGTATATCAGCAGTAATATAAATTCTACGAGAATATTTATAGTTAGATCCTGAGCAACTATTTGTACTACTAAACCAAATCTGCAATTGATTTGTTATTGGGTCTCTGTAAAATCTCCAAAAATTTATAGTACCATTAATCCAAGCTAATTTATACTGTTGACCTACAAATGTAAAAGAATCACCATCTAATTCTAGTTCTGTTTGACTTATTACATTTGTAACAAATCTATCAACACCTGAAACCACAACTCTAACACCCGGCACAACACCATCTGTTACAAATGTGGCAGTGCCATCAATAAGTTTATTAATGGCTAACGAAGTTACTGTTCCTAAAAGGTCATCACTTAATTTTCTATCATACCCCGGTATAAATACATTTGTTTCATTATCGCCTTTATCTGTCCCTGAATTTATTGTTAACTGAATATTGTCTCCAACAAACCACTCGTACATATTGTCATAATTTGAATTAACAGTATATAATTTTTCTAAATTATACCCTCTAGGTTCACATCTACCGGCAACACCTGCTCTATTCCAATCTACATTCCATTGTATTTTGCTACCCGCAGGAACGCTATAGTCTACATAAGTCCAAGCAGGATTCGCAGGGTCTGTTCCTTCTATATTCATAGGATAAGGCTTTTGAAGATGATCTCCTCCACTTGCCCATTTTCTAATTCTACCCGGAGCTATTATTGCATTTTGCTCAAGAAATAAATCAAAATTATTAGGATATACTTTTATGTATAGTCCTGCAGGAATTTTTATATTTTCAGTAGGATCTGATTCAGTTGGTATTTCAAGAAAACCTGATGGTTGAGCTTTTTTATCAAGTACAGTAGTATATATACAATTGAAAGTTGGTCCTGTACTGTCTGACTTAACAATTAATCTATCTCCATTCTCAACCTTCTGCATATTCTCTCCCTCTAACAAAAGCCATCCTTCATTAGTCTCGGGATTTACAAAGAATATATTGCTATATACAGTCTCATATCCTTGAACATCAGGCTTAATAACAAACTTATATCTTGTTGCCCATTTAGGCGCTCTTTGCGTAGCCGGTAAACCACTAGGTATAGTAACTTGAATACTATTTTTATATGTAGAATACCCACAAGGAACATGTTCAGCATTGTTACTACTTACTAATGCAGTTGTAGACCTATTGAACTCATCCATATATACAATACCTATCTCGTAACCTCTATTACTATGAAGGCTTTTAGGATTTGCAATTTCTTGAAATATAGCTTGCGCATAAATTACTTGATAATACTCATAAATTCTTTTTGTAGGAACATCAATATCATCAACATATTCCATGGCAGGAAACTGAAAACCAATTACAGTACTTGCAGGACTTGTTATTATTTTAATAGGTTCTGATATTGCGTCTATACCACTGCCATATTTTATATAATTATCAGGAGCAGTTCCTAAATTTTGAGGTAATAAACAATTAAAGTCATCTGTAAAAGTAACTCCCGCGCAAGAAGTATCTACACCCGGTGTAGTAGTTGACACAGGTAAAATATTTGCAACAGTACCTACTGCGTTTTCAAACTCAGGACTTGTGGCTAATTCATAAACAGAATCATAACTTGTAGTTAATAAGAAACTAAAACTATACCCTATATTATCAGTTTGTGTATCAGGAAATGCAGATGTACCTGAAAAAGAAGCATGTGATATTGTTATATCTAAATTTATTGAAGAACCTTGAACTAAATCTTTATCTGCTAAATCAAATGTTACTATTGAGTTACCAATAGGATTATTTATTTCAGAAGGGTCTATGTTGTATATACCATTTGCTGTATCGTCAATAAGAACATTACTTCCTATAGGCGAAGAAATTAAATTAGTAGAATATTCAAGTCTTACAGGAACACCATTATTATCAATTAAATCATACCCTTCAATATAGTTTCCATACATCAATCTGTTGCCCATAATAGTTTGAGCTTTAGCAAAACGAGGTACATTATCGTAAAGTCTTAATATCTCTGATTCTGTTAATATTGTAAATATCTTACTATTATTAAAAGTAAATTGTTGAGTTTGGTAATCTCCAAAACCTGCTTCTGCTTTATCAATTTTTTGTATAATCTTAATTATATTATTCTCTGATTGCTTGAATAACAAATCAATACCGACAACTAAAGGACCACCTGAGTTATAATTAATTATTGCTGCATTACAAAAATTAGTCATACCTTCATTTAAAACACTACTAGCACTAAAGCTAAATTGGTTTGGAATAAATGCAGGTGCGGACCATTGAGATGTAGCAGAATACTCTCCATCTATATATCTATATCTATAAGCAAAGCAAATAAATCTTGTTTCTAAATAAGTCTCTTGACCACTTGTTGCAATTGGTTGAACCATAGGAGCTTCAATAGGTGGTTTCTTTATAACAAGTAAAGACTCTTGAAAAACCTCTTGAGGTATTACACCATTAGGTAGAGGTGTATTACCACCACCATCAATATTCAAGACAGGATTAGGGTAGTTTCTTTTTATATTTATAAATCTTGGTGCATTATAGTCATCTGTCCAAAACAAAAGGTCATCAATTATATTTACACCTGTGATAAGATACGATGGATTGAAATTTAAAGTTGTATTTATACCATCGCCATTATCTATGCTAATAACGTGATATGTAAGTATATTAGTAAGCACATTATAAGATACAATTAAATCAAGTTTATCTGTAGCTCCAACAGTAAATGTAGGATCATGAACAAACCAATATATTGTTTCTCTTGCACTATCTTGAATGGCACCAATACATTTAGCATTAATACTTAAAGGAGTTCCATCGGTATAAGCTAATTTAGTTAACCAACTATTTCCATTAGTGTTGGTAATAACACCTACCTCAGAGTTCTCTGTAGAACCCATTCTGATATTCATAGCATCAACATACTCTCCTTCAGGAAGAAGTCGTTGGTCAACGATTTTATTCATTCTCCCTGCTATAAAATTTCTAGTGAAATCTGCCATATTACTTGATTATCTTATCCATTCCTCTTAAATTCATTAAGAGTCTTCCCGGATGAAGGTTACTGATTCTTATTTTTGCATTAGCTAATAAAGCTCTTCTATCTTTCTTTGCTCTTTCTAAAACATATTGTTGAACATTAAATTTAGAATTTAATATCTCGTATTTTATAGCAGCATAAATATATTGTTCAAATAACTTGTTTACAGTTATTAAAGAATTATCTCCTGACTCCATACCATCAGACACATACTCAAGGATACATAATTCACCTGCCATAGTAGAGTCAAAATTAATAACTCCCGCTTTCTTATCTATTTTAAAAGTAGGGTTAAAATTTGCAGTCTCTGTATTTAAACCAAATGCAGTATTGATTCCATAATCAAAATACCACATACCTTCAAAATACCAACCGGATTGACCATGAAATTGGTTTCCTTGATTTAAGTAAATACTTTTTTTCATTTTAGTAAGTCTATCAAAATCAATGTCAGAGTATTGTGGTCTAAGAATATTACCATTTTGGTCAAATAGAATATTACCCTGTTGGTCTTGTAAATACGCATTAGAAGAAATAGCTTGTATATTCTCAGTTAATGGTCTTAACCAACCATCTTTATATAATGATATACGAACCCAATTTACATAGTCATCAGGAAGTACATATCTTAATGAATCAGCTACGCTTAACTCTAATATCTTTATCTCCTTAAACGCATCGTAATTAAGCTCTTGTATGGCTCTTTTTGCATGAAATATAACTTTATACCTTTCTTCATTATTTATCAATGAGTGGTTTCCTGTATGCATTAATAAGAAGTTATTTACTATATCTTCTAATTTTACATATTGATACGAACCCCAATTAGCATCTTGAGGTGTATTACCATTATTTTCATAATATTCATATTGCGATAAATATGCCATATCTGTTTATTTTTATTATTATTGTTGCATACTAAACGTAGGCTGTTCGTGTTGTTGTTGAGCCATACCAAATTGAGTAAGTTCTGTCTCTCTAATACTCATACCACAATACTCAAGTATCTTTGTAACTAACTTGTAACCATCTTCATTTGGCAATTCAAAGTCTTGATAATCAGGTTGTGATTGGTCAAATGCGGGATCTCCACTTACCAATGTAATATAAGTCCATTTAGGCGTTTTAGGGAATCTAAAATAAACTGCTTGAACTTGACCTAATGTATCAATGGTATTAGGGTATATTTTAATGTTTTGACCTTCAAGTGTATATGAAGGAAAAATATCATTTGGAGATGTTAAGTTTGATGCGTTAAGCATAGTTATTTTACCAACACTCACTTTGTCTGCTTCCTTAACTGCAGGAGAGAATATCTTATAATCATTTCCTGAAGCAAGAAATATATCTTTGCTTAATATCATAGAAGTCGCAGAAGTAACACTTATAACTGTAGCAACTTTTCCTGTGTCTAAATTTGTAACAATATAGTCTGTACCTATACCATCTGCAATAAAAGTAGCAGTAGAATCAACAAGTTGGTTTGCTACTACCGATGTATTAGTGCCTGAAGTTATAAGATTTGAATAACATAAAATTTTTAATATGTAGTAAGAATCATTACCAACAGTAGTAACGGTAGGAACAGAAAATATATGGCCTCCAATATTAGATAAGAAATCTGTCATTAAAAATATCTCTAATGTTTCAGCGAG